ACAGTTCCCACTGGCGGCTGGATTGGTACGATGGTGCTGGCTACTGATCAAGGCACAGCAAGCTATGGTGTAAATATTCCTGCCGGGGCTTATAATCTTGGCGGGGAGTACTTCCCCGGCAACGCTATTGTCGGAGTAGTGTTTCGGGACGGGGCTTTGAGTGCAGAAGAGAAAGCGGACGCTGAAGCTTACTTTGTTGGTAATGGGGCTATGGCAAGCTACGGGACTGTGGTTACTTTTGCTTACTTTTGGAGGGGTCATTCTGAGATTACTGAGTTCCCGTTAATAGATACATCCAGCGGGACTAATTTTCGTGCCGCGTGGGAAGACTGCCCATCACTAACCAGCTTCCCATTAATAGATACATCCAGCGGGACTGATTTTTATACCGCATGGTATAACTGCCCATCACTAACAAGCTTCCCGTTGATAGACACATCCAGTGGGACTACTTTTTCTAACGCGTGGCGTGGCTGCACATCACTAACCAGCTTCCCATTAATAGACACATCCAGCGGGGCTGATTTTTCTAACGCGTGGCGTTACTGCCCATCACTAACCAGCTTCCCGTTGATAGACACATCCAGCGGGACTACTTTTAACCGGGCGTGGTATTACTGCACATCACTAACCAGCTTCCCTGCCAACGCTTTTGATAATGTCAAAGGCGGTGACTTCACAGACGCTTTCACCAACACAGCACTAGACCAGACCAGCATTGACGGCATCCTGGTTTCACTGGTCACGTCAGGAATCGCAGCAGGCACATTTGATCAGTCAGGAGGCTCTGCCCCCTCTGTAGCTACAGGGCAACCGGCTATTGATACGCTACGGTCACGGGGCTGGACAGTCACGGTTCAGGGAGGATATTAAAATGACCACAGAATATACACAGATCGCAACTATTGCCGTACCCGAGGCCCTAATCTCAGACGCAAATCAGCTCGCTTTATATTTGGGTGAGTCCAGCGCAGACGATAAGACATTCACAACAGCAAACTATCAAGACGCAGACGGCAACCTGTACGCCGTCTGCTCTACCACTGCCAAGCCCATATTTGCAGAAAAGGCAAGCCAGCCACTACAAGCCCCTAACCACGCGCCCGGTGTAGACCTGGAGGCCGCTACACGAGCACAGGCCCTGTTACAAATTAACGGCGGTATTGCTACCCCGAACGTAATAGCGGTAATCCTAAGCGCCCGAACAGAGAGCGCGCAGGATCATATCGCAGTGTTGGGGCTAACTCTGCGAGAGATTGTAAGGCTGTGATAAGCTCGCAAAAAAGAAATTGACCTATAAACTGGAGGTAAACCAATGAGCGTAAGTATTAAAAATGTCGTAACTGTCCCCTTGCTCCAAGGCGGTGCACTGGCGATGGCAGACAACCCGAACGTTGTCGCAACGATGACCAGCGAGCAACAGGGGCCTATTTCGTCCGCCAGCCGGTACCGTATTTATTCCGAGGCGGCAAGCGTGGCGACTGATTTTGGAACAGCAAGTCAGGCGTATGATTTCGCTCTGTCGTTTTTTGCCACCCAACCCAACGCCACCAACGCCGGTGGATTTCTGGTTATGGGATATTGGCGCGGCGCTGATGAAGACGTTGCAGCAACCGCAGCCAGCTTGAACGGTGCTCAGTTGTCAGAAGCTACAGTGGTTAGCGCACTACAGCAGGTAGCAGACGGGGCGTTTGATGTTGACATTGACGGCGTAACCGAAAACCTGACGGCCCTGGATTTTCAGGCGACTACTACGCTGGATGAGATTGCGGTCGTTATCGACACGGCATTGACCGGCGGAACGGCAGCGGTAGTCGATCAGCGCATTGTCATCACCAGCGCAACCACCGGCGCTACCAGCGAGATTACTTTCGCCACCGACCCTGGTACCGGCACTTTCATCGGCCAGACTTTGGCACTGACAACCGGCTCGGGCGGCTTCCTTACTCAGGGTGCGGCGGCTGAAACGCTAACCGCTGAAACCAAGCTTGCGGGTATCGCAGAGCTTCGCAGTCAAGTTAAGTTCCGGGGCGCTATGTTCATCGACAACCCGACCGACATCGAGTCTAAGGATTTGGCAGAATGGGGGCAGGCTAACGACGTGCTTCAGTATGATGTCTTTGGAAGTCCAACCAACTTGCTTGTTGATCCAACCAACGTGGTCTGGGATATCAAGCTGTCGAGCCTGACCAACTACCGGATGCTGTACAGCAAAGCAGGAAATCGCAAACTTGCGGCTTCATACATGGCGCGGGTTCATACCGTTAATTTCGGCGCTGAGAATTCCGCGCTTACCATGCATCTCAAAGAGCTCTCTGTTGCTGCTGAGGAGTACACGCAGACCGAAGTCAACAACGCAAAGATGGTCGGACTTGATTTGTACACCACGATCAAGCTGACCCCTGTCATTCTGACCAGCGGAGCCAACGTTTTTACTGATGAGCGATACAACCTCATCGCGTTTGTTGATTACTTGCAGATCGACATGTACAACCTGCTCAAGCAGACCGGAACCAAAATCCCGCAAACACGGAGAGGCGTTAATCAACTGATCGACCAGGCCGAAAAAACAACCCGGCAGTTTGTCCGGGCGGGAGTTGCGGCCCCAGGAACATGGTCCAGCCCTGATTACTTCGGCAACCGCGAGACGTTCGAGCAGAGCATCATCAATAACGGCTTCTACTGGTTGGCCGGGTCTTTGGCTGACCAGGCGCAGAAATCACGAGAGGCGAGAGAAAGCCCAGTTTTGCAGGGAGCTGTAAAAATGGCGGGCGCTGTTCACTCGGTCGATCTTCTTGTGGTCGTTAACCGATAATTTGCAACATATAAACAGGAGATAAAATCATGGCACGCATTGTATTAGCGGCAGACAGCACAACGGTCGTCCTCAACGGGACAGTCATCGCCGATTTATCAGAAGGTAGTAGTGTTATTCTCACAGCAGTCAACCCGGCAACGACTCATATCAACAGCATCAACGGCGGTTCAAATATCAATGAGCGTTCGGATCGTGGAGTCTACGACCTAGAGCTATTGGTGCAGCGTTTCAGTGAGGCGGACGGGTTTCTGAATAACATGTTCCGGCAGTCGCCCCCGGTCGTCGTCAATGGGAGCGCGAAAGAGAGCTTCAACCGCGACGGGACAGACGGGGTTGAATCTTGGATTTTGGAGCTTGGCAGCGCTACGGCCCAGCCGGGCAGCACTAAAAATAGCACCGACGGTAATGCAGAACAGAAATATACGTTCCGATTCCGCAACGCATCCCGCAACCTATAAGGTGACAATATGACCGAAGAACAACAATCAGAAAGAACGCAAGCACTGGCGATGCTGAAGGCCGTCTATGATGATCAGTCGGCAACGCTTCCGAGCGGACGCGAGTACACGCTAACTAAGATGACGCACAAGCAGCGGCGGCGGGTGTTTGCGTTCTTCACCAAAAATCAGCGTGATATCCGGAACGGCGTTTATTCCTTTCTCGACTCCGCGGAGTTTGAGCCAGTGGAAAAAGTCATCATGGATACGGTGCTTTTCGAGGGTACGCAGATCAGCAAGCTTCCTAATATATGGGACGAGCAGCCAGAGGATTACGTTATCTTCATCACCACCATGCTTGGCGCGCTAAGTTATCCGTTTTTAAAAGGAGGCAGTGGCGGCTAACGGTTCCCTCGCCCCTGTCTGAACCGAGCCTTATTGCATACAGCAATTTGTCGAACGAAGTTATGGTTGAACATGCTTTGGTGCGATACGGATACGGGACGCTGGATCAAGTCAGAAGCATGGACACGGAAGATTTTCTTGACGCGATAGAATACCAGGAAATTACATCCGCGATTGAACAATATCGAATGGAACAAGCGCAGAGGGAGCGATAATGGCCGCAGTATCAGAAATTATCACAAAATTTTCGTTCGAGGGCTCAACCAAACCTCTCATAGACTATAACTCTGGCCTCGGCAAAAGCGTCAAAATTCTCGGTACGATGGGAGTGGCGCTCGGGGCAGCGGCGTTCGCTGTTGCAAAGTGGGCGGGCGGGGTCAGTCAGTCCCTTCAACCTCTGTTCGATCTCAGCGAACAAACCGGCGTGGCCGTCGCGTCAATTCAGGAGTTATCCTTCGTAGCAGAGCAGTCCGGGTCATCCGCCCAAGCGCTCGAATCATCCATTGGCAGCCTATCCGCAAAGATAGGGGAAGCAGCACAAAAGGGGAGTGAAGAATTCTCACGTCTCGGGATTAGTGTCAGGGATGCAAACGGAAACGTAAAAGATGCCGATGCAATCCTTGGAGAAGTTGGCAACAGCTTCAAGCGACTCGGGCTGTCTATGGCCGAACAACAAGGGTTTGCAGAGGCGCTTGGTATTGATCCCAGCCTGATTTCCATGCTCAGCCAGACCAGCGCGGAGACAGAGAAGCTCAAGCAGCGCGCTCGTGACCTGGGTATCACGCTATCTCCAGAAGATAAAAAAGGGCTGAAAGAATATAACGAATCCATCGCGGAGATGGATGCCGCAATGAGCGGACTTAAAAACCTAATTGCCGTTGCTATTGTGCCGGAGCTTGAAGGCCTGGCGGAGGGGTTCAGTGATCTTCTCGCCAAAAACAACGAGTGGATTGTTGATGGCGTGGAGGCAACTGTAGAGTTTGTCGTCGACTTGGTTGACGCGCTCAAAAGACTGGCGCCATTTATCTTGGCTGCTGGCGCGGCGTTTGCGATAGCGACAATCGGCACATCCGGCTTTGCAGCAGCGCTTGGTTTTGTACTTTCTCCTGCCGTGTTAATTGCCGCCGGGATTTTAGCTATCGCACTCGTTCTTGATGATCTGATCGTAGCTTTCCGAG